CGTGATGTTGTTAAAAATATTCAACACGCCAAGCCAGATATTGATAAACGCATTCCCCGCCGCGATCCAGTTTCCTTCCCATAGGTTGGAAAAGATGGCGAAAAAATCTTCCGTGAGAATGATGATTTCATTCCAATTTGAAGCGATAACCGCCACAACCGCGCCTATCGCAACGCCCACGCCAGCAATGGCCGCCGCCACGACAAGCCCGCCGGACGTGATAGCGCCAAAGAGAGCAATAAGGCCGGGAAGCGCAATCAGTAAAGGACCAAGAACAAGCATTAGAGCGCCAACGGCACCAACAATGACAATGATGGTTTGTGTCAACATCGGATTTGCTTTTGCCCATTCGGCAATACGGCCAAGAATTGGCGCGATAAACCTCGCAATAGCCCCAAGTGCGGGAATAAGCGCTTGGCCTATAGGGATCATGACAGACTCAATAGCGCTTCCAAGAAGTTTTAGCTGCCCCTGCAGGGTGTTTAGCTGCTTCTCGGCTGTCTCTTTTGCCGCACCGCCCGCGTTGTTCAGGCTTTCCGTCAATCCATTGATCTTGCCTATATCTTCAGTTATCGACGCGGCCACAACGCCATTCCGCTTTCCAAACGCTTCCATTATTTGCGTGGCCGTTGCGCCTTTTGAACTCAAAAAATCAAATGATTCCGCTACTGTTCGGTTCTCAAAGTCCAAGTCTTCCAGAGTTAGCCCAAGATCACTAAGCAGCGTGTTTAGCCCGTTAGAGCCTACAGCAAGCTCTAACATAATGTTTCGTAAAGCTGTTGCTGAAGTGCTTGCGTCGATCCCCTTGTCGAAGAGGCTAGACAGTATCGCCGTCACCTCTTCAAGCGGCACGTTCAACTGCTTTGCCGCCGTGGCAACAATAGGCATTGCCACTGAAAACTTATCCATGCTTGCGGCGCTGCTGCCATTTGCCTTCGTGAAAACATCCGCTATCCGGGCCGTCTCCACATTCGCAAGGCCAAAGCCCTTTAGTGTTGCTGTGACGATTTCCGTGGTTGTGGCGAGGTCAAATTGAGAAGCGGCTGCAAGGTCAAGGATGGGTTGCAACTCAGCCACGCTCATGGATGCAACATCAAAACCCTTGCTACTCAGATCAAAGAAAGCATTTGCGGCCTCTGTGGCGCTGAAAACGGTTGTCTGCCCGAGCGTTTGCGCGAGAGCTTCCATTTTCTTCTTCGCAATCTCAAACTCATTCCCTGTCTTGCCCGTCACCGCAGCCGCGTTTGTGATGGCTTGCTCAAATGTTGCAGCGGCTGATACCGCTTTCCCCAATGCGCCCGTAATCACCGCCCCCGCAGCCGTCATCGCAAGCCCGACCTTTGGGCCAAGATCGGCAAGCTTTTTCGTGGCCCCTTTGACGGCGTTGTCTACACTGCGCAAAAAGCCTTTTGAATTGGCGATGATCTCCCAGAAAAGATCTCCGCCTTTTACATCATTCGCCATCAGTTTATCCAATCATTGTAGTTCATGGTTGTGCGGTTCTGGGTCCGCTGGCCGCCGCTCTTTTTCTCCGCCTTCTTCTTCGCGGCCGCATAGGCGGCTTCGTCATCTTCCGTCAACTCATTGCAGACCTCCAGCGCGGCCCAATATTGCGGCCACGTCCAGGTGTTTAGGATTCGGAAGGGGTCGCATCCGAACCGTTCCCCAAGACGGAAGACATTTTTGAGGAGACCATTTCTTGAAGCTTGTCCTTGCCCATGATCTTCTCGGCGGCTTCGAGTTTCTTCATGTTCCGATCCGTCTCCGCTTCCTCTTGCGCCTGCTTCTCGGCGCGGGCTTCCGCTAAAGGGTCGTTCAGCCTCAAGATCGCCTTGAACGCATTGACCACCTGCACGCCGCTTGCGCTCTTCTGGATCGCCTCGGTCGGCCAATCCTCGGAGTACTCCAACAAACAATCCATGATTGCCCGCAGGCTTTGGGCGGTGCCCGTTTCGGTGTAATCGCTAAACAGCTTTTCAGCCGCTTCAAACCATTCCATCCCTTCGATCATGGGAAGCGCCTTGGCATTAATGGGCGTGTCTCGATTGACATGGCCGTCGTGCGCTGAAATGTTCATGATCACAACGGGTTTGTTCGTGGTTTTCGGCAAGTCAATGGACATTCAAGTTCTCCTTAGCTTTGGTCGTAGTTGTAGCGCCACCAGCCGCCCGCAATGGTTGCGGTCGCGCATGGGGTCACAATGAAGTCCGTCTTGTTCACGGAGCCTTCATCGCCCTCGTAGTCGCCGGTGAATCCCGTGATGGCAACATCGCAGTTCGGGAAGTAGTCTACCCACAGACCATTTACCTCCACCCACACGGTGCGCTTGGTTAGCGTATCTAAAAGTTTCGTGATGTGAGAATCGACCTCCACGGAGCTTGCCATTTCAAAAAGCTCTTTCCTCCCGTCATAGCATGAAAAGGTGAGTTCATCCACGCCGTTCCGAAAGAGCACAATGTCTTCGCGTGTCAAGCTCCTGGGCGGCATCACTTGGCCTTTTTCATTCATAAAGCTGACCCCAACGCTTCCGCCGTCCAGGTCCGCGTCATCGTCGCCCTGGGACCGCCCGATTGTGACATAGCCGCTGGTGTCCGCCATGTTGGATCCGACTTCCGCCGGGATGGACGGGATAGCTGTTTCGGCTGTCGTGTGGATGCCGATTCGGTTGATAAAATTCGTTCCTGCCATTTGCCTCTAGGCTCCTATTTGAGTTGTGATTCTGTATCTCGCGATGGCGACCGGCCAACCCGTCACCGGTTCCGGCGGCCCTTGAAATGAGCTTGTCATTTGCGCCATGCACAATAATCCGCTTGCCGTTTCTTTCAACCGCGCATTATGCAAATACTGGTAGAGCGCCTTGCGCACGTTCCGCGCCGCCGTGTATCCAATTTCGCCGCCGTAGCACTTGAACACCACCGCGATGCTTTCCAGTGCTCCCGTGATGTGGGAGCTTCCGGTTTCCGCATGGAACACGATGCCTTTGTGCTCGTTTTCAAATTTCGGCGGAGCCACGGGCGTGCTGAAATAATTGCCGCCCATGAAGTCCCGCAAGTTCACACCGTCAACGCCGAGAAAATCCGGGTCTTGCAGATATTCATCCACTATGTCAATCGGCTCAGTCATCGTACAACTTCCCGCGACTTACAAGGTCGTTCACTGTTTCCTGGACTGCCGGTGCTAGGAACGGTTGCGCGGCCATCTTCGAGGTGCCGAGTTCAACGTAGGCGCCATAGCCCGCCGTGGTTTGAATAACCAAGCCGCCATCTTTTACTGTCCTTTTTATGTTTCGCTTCAAATTTCCCGTATCAACCACAACAAGATTTCGCGCCCGCAACACAACCCGTTTTGCAAATTCGTCCATGTTGGTGCCGACAATCTTCTTCACCGCCTTCATCATGTTTCGATTCGGGCGTATTTTGACATTACCTGCCATGGCTAACCGAAGATCATTTCGTACTTGAACGGCTGAACAGCGGTTCCCGCAAAGTCAATTTCATCCGCCGATCCCGCCGCCACATCCGGGGTTGCGTCGTTGCCGTAATACATCACATACTGTCCAGGACTAAGAACCGTAGTCCACCCCGCGCCGCCCAAAAGATAGGGGTTGGAGGCCCCAAACTTCACCGTGATGGTGTTGGCGTTCGTGCTCGGGTTCTCGAATCGCGCCACTTGGCATTTCAGTCCAGTGGCGTCAATCACGCCGCCATTAGTGCCTTCTGCGAGCGCAGTAAGATCAAGCGTTTTTGCTCCGCCGGAAAGCGCCACGGAACCGCCCGCATATAAGGTAATGGGCGGCGTTGAGGCGGATGTAAGAGCCACCGTTTTGTCAAGACCGGTATGATTGACGGTATTATTGGAGCCGATGCTGTCACCGGTAAATGTTTCGGTGCAATTGATCGTGCTCGCCACTGTTGCTGTTACGCTCATAGTTCAAACTCCTATTCGGCGCTTGTGCCGATGATTCGTTTCAAATTCACCACGAAGGCGCTTACCCCAAGCCGGGGCGTGCCTTCGATCTTGTAGTCTTCTTCCGGGCTTATCGCCGTCCCGAACCGCTCTGTCATCCTGATTCGGTCTATGTGGATCAAGCTGCTCGCCACGGGCAAGCGCAATGTCGCGTCGAAGTCGGGCACCTGCGTCCCGTCCGGTATTTCGCCCGAGCGCGTAGGCTTGAACCCGCATGAGATTTCATCGCCGAAAGCATAGGTGCTGCCGCCCGGATCGTCACTCCATTCTGCTTTTGTCGCGACCCCGATCTTGCAAGAGTCCAGCATGGTCTCTTCGGCTGCCGCCGTGATGCCCGTCTTTTCGCATGTGCTCAAAGGATTCAATTGGCATTCCCCTGGCTCTCTAATTCAAGACTCGGAAAAATCCGAGTTTCTTGGAATATGGTTCCGTTTTGGTCTCTATAGCGTTCCACCGTTTGCAACTCAACCGAGCCGATTCTTGCTCTGGCCCGGAAATGCGCGGCGCGGCTTTCATAATGCTTTGTCAATTGACTGCGTTTCAGGTTGGAGCCGTCGGCGGAAAAGTCATAATTGCACCCAACCGCCGCCGCCTTTTCATCCCAGATGTCCGCCGCCGCCGCGTTCAAGTCATAGGTCGGAATCCAATTGTCCTGCTGCGTCCGTGTCGGCGGTTCCGTGCTCGAGTCGAACCAATAGGGATCAAGCCCACGATCATCCGTCACGGCCCGATCCGATATTGCGGCTTCAATCAATGTGTCGGTGTAGGGATCGGCGGTCGATTCCGCAACCATGCGCCGCAACTTTGCAATCGTGTCAGCGTCAATTGACGGCGTGGTGATTGGTGTGCCTGTCGCGCCCATGCGTCCACCTGTTCCTGTTTTTACTTAGGCCCGCCGCCACGGGAGGATAGCGGCGGGCCAAGCGGTTAAACTCGGACGTACTCCAACAGGAGCTTTCCGGTGAGCCCGGCGGTAGTCGCCGAACCTGTAAGGGTCAGTTTTAGGGCCGCAGTCCACGTTGCAACACCCGCGTCGGCAGTTTTCGCCGTCACCTGGACGGTATTGCCGTTGTAGATGGTGCCGGAAGCGTCGGCGTTGACGTCCAAAGCATTCAGGATGTCGGTGGCCGCAGCCGCCGCCGTGGTGATGCCTACGCTCAACGTCGCAGCGCCTGTGGACTTGGTGGTCATGATGAACGTGGACTTGATGATTTTAAGACTCACGCCCTCGGGGTTGTCGATAGAGCCGAGTCCCGCGTTTGCAGCGGAGGCTGCACCAGTAATGTCATACTGGAGGCAACCGCCGTTCGGTGTGTTATTGATTGCGGTAGTCATGTTCAGCTACCTCCTTTTAGGTTGTGGGTGCGGTGTCAACGCCAGCGCCCGCGTCAGGTGCCGGAGCAGTCAGGTGAAGGTGAGTTACGGTGTCGGCCCAGCCATCAATTCCGACAAGCTGATTAAGCCCGCGCAGAATAATGTCATAGGTTGCGGTGCCGCCAATCTCAAACGCATTGGCCAAGGTTGCGGCCCAATTCACGCTCTGGTTGTGGAAGACGCAATCATCAAACTCAAACCATCCAGCGGCCCCGGCATCCTGAGACACCATGAACTTGCCCGCTGTTTCGCTTGCACTGGTAAAACGACAGTGGATAAACAGCGCCTTGGAAGCAGGCGAGGCAAGCCAAAGCTCAGCATTCGCAGCGGCTCGGACAATGGTGTCCAGGCCAATCGCGCAATCCTTGAAAACGCATTCAGAGCTTGCGACCTTGAGTGACCAACTTCCCGCTCTCGCCGCAGGGGTCGCATGGCCCATGCCCGCGATGAAGCAGTTCTCGAAGTAGTTGCGATGCCCGGTCACAATCACCGCGCCGCTGTCAACGTCCGCGTCTGACTCATTCATAAACTGGATGTTCTTGACGATGCAACCGTCGCCGGATAGCGTCATCACATTCACCAAGTCGCCAGCGGCAACCGCGTTAAGGCGGCAACGCTGCCCAATGCCGGGGATCGGCGCGGACATGCCCACAAGGTGGGTGTAGTCCTTGGCCCATGTCAGGATCGCGGACTGCGTGTCAGCGGTAGGCCCGCCAACCATCACAACCGCGTCATTTTGATTCGTTGTGCATTTGGCGTAAGCAGCGGCGACAGTCGCAAGCGGGCGCTCAAAGCTGGTGCCGGGATTGTCGTCGTCACCATCCCCGCCTGTAAGCGGGTCAACGATGTAGATTTGTGAGTTAGGCCCGCTCGGAATGCCGAGGGCATCCAGGTATTGTCGGGCGGCTCGTGGGAAAAGCCCCATGATTCATGTCCTTTCTGCGGTGACTGGCCGGGGGTTTTCACCCCCGACTCTGCCCGCAATATTGGTTAAGCCGTCAACGTGGCGAATTCACAGCGAGTGGTGTCGTCCTCGTTGACCATGTTGATTTGATTCGGAAGGCTCACACCGAGCCGCATAGTCACCTGCAGGGCGATCATGCCGCGCTGCGCAAGGTTGAATGTCACGTTACCCGCAGCGTCGGTTAGTGTCGCTTCCTTGAGGATGTTGACATCAACATCTTGCCGGATGCTGTACACCAATCGAGACCAGTCACCCGCGATAAGCAGGCTTGAGGCTGCAACGACTCCGCCGTTTCTGGGATACAGAATCGGCATGCCGTCCAGTTCGCCCGTCACAAATGTGTCGTTTACCTGATTCCCATTGTGGAAAATGGGCTGTCCGTTCGCGTCGCGGGTGTTGCGGAGCTTGCCTTTCATCGTAAGGTGCCCGACGTAGCCGGTGGCAAAGAACCCGTCCGCTTCGAGCAGCATGCTCAACCCGTCGTCGCCGTTTGCTTTCTCGCCGAGAATAGCTTCGTATTCGTCGGTGTACTCGGCAAGACTGATGGTATGCCCAGCCGCCGTGCATCGCGCCACAAGTCCAGCGGCGCCGATATTCGTGGTCCACGACGCGGGAATACCCGTACCATAGTAGACAGCCCGGTCAATGGTTTTTCCAATCGCCGCGATGATTCGGGGTGTCAACATTCCGATCATGTCGAAACCGGTGTCAGCCAAAACCTTTTTGGGAATTGGGACGATGACCGCCACTTCTTCCGCGTCAACGTATTTGTTGGTCCAGTCCGCGTCATCCGTCTGTTGAAGGCCCGTGTCGCCGTCAACGAAATATGCTTCGATAATGCTGCCCAAAACGGGGAGCCTTGTTTGATTCGTCGGCATGTCCGCCAAGCGCTGGGCCATGGCCAGGACAGTGCTATTTTCAGGCAAGTCTTTGAGCATCACGGCAGAGACGTTTTCCGCAATGAGTGCCTCGGCTTCGCTCCTACTAATTGATTCGTTAAATCCGGCCATTATTTGGCCCTCCTTTGGCTATCCAGCAAGAATTCTCAACGCAGCGTTGGGATCGCTGGTAGCGTTTGTTTGGTCCGTGCCTTCGCCCGCATGCGCTTGCGCGGACTTGGTGGCGAAGAACAGAGGATAATCTTCCTTGAATTTTGCGAGTTGAAGCCGCCCGCCCTTGATGTAGCCCTTGGCTGACGCAACCAAG